AAACTTAACACCTTATAAAATGTTTGTTGACTATTGGAATCATTATCGTGCTTTAAACGGTGCGAAAAATGTTGAATATCAACAAAATACAATTACGCCTGAAGGCGCAGTTGTCCCTCTTAGCTTTTCGGAGAAAGAGGAAAAATTGAATGCGGCTTTAAAGCGTGAAATTATGCGTGTTGCTGGCATTCAAAATTTTGACCAGTTCTCAATTGAGACTTGGGCAAATCACCCCTCTTTAAAGTGGGCAACATTCGCAGTTATTTCTGCTGTAATCGATATGATTCTTCCAGAGACCATTATTGACAGCATCGGAATTTATTCCGAAGTTCGTACAATTGGTTGGGGAGATTCAGCGGCTTTCGATGTAAGTCCTCGTGATTTATTCATCGTCTCTAAAGCAGGTCGCAGCAAGAGAACAACCGAACTACACAAGCAATTCAAGGGTCAGATTACCGTTATTCCAGAGCCTCGTGAAATGACAGTTTTTGTGTCATTAATGAAAGTTTTGGCAGGTAAAGAATCTTTGGCAGATTTTGTTATGAAGATGGTGCGCTCATTCGAAACAGCTTTGGCTGTCGATGTATACAACGCATTCTACACCGCAATGGATGCCATTGATGCTACTTCAGATACCGGATTACTTGTAGCTGGATATACTCAATCAGAGTTTGTACGCCTTTCACAAACCGTTGCCGCATGGAACGGTGGTTCAAAGGCAGTTGCTATTGGTACTCAACGTGCTTTAGCTTCTATACTTCCAGCAAATGCAAACTATCGCTATGATTTTCAGAGCGATTATGTAAGAGTTGGTTATTTACGTGATTTCCAAGGGACCGATATTATGGTTCTCCCACAGGTAGCTGATTGGCAGACTCCATTCGGTTTGAAACTTTCAGATACTCGTATCTGGCTTGTTTCACCTTCATCACAAAAATTAATCAAGGTTGTATTGGAAGGCAATGTTCTTTCATACACAAGTGACGTTTATGCAAACGCTAACTTGGTCCAAACCTCAACTCTTATTAAGAGTTGGGGTACTGCTGTTGCAACTAATGCTGTTGCAGCAACTATTCAATTATCATAAAACTTTTATTAGAATGGGGGTAGAATAGAAATCTACCCCCTTCCTAAAAATATTGAGGAGAAAAATGAACACAAAAACATCTAAAAAGCTTTCAGCCGAGGAAAAAAAAGAACTCGAAGCTTTGAAAGCGAGACTAGCCGAATTAGAATCTACTGGTGGTATTGACGAGTCCGAAAAGGAACAGCGTGTAAAAGAAGCACCGAGAACAAAAGTTCTGCTAGATGATTATGTCCCTGTTATGAGTCTTTTGCCTTATAGATTAAATCTGGCAACCAAAGAGGGTGGACAGGGAGATGTCAAAAAATTTACCAGATTTGGGGAAGTGAAAAATATTCTTTATAAAGATTTGGTAGATATAATAGAAGTTAACCGAAACTTCATGGAATCTGGATATTTTTATATCCTCGACCCTATAGTTATACGCCAGCATGGTCTGGATGAAGTTTACTCCAAAATATTAACAAAGGAAAAAATAGAAGAAATATTAAATAATATAAATACAGAATATTGTATCGACCTTTATAATTCAGCTAATTCTGACCAGCAAAGAGTAATTGTGCAATTGTTTATCGAAAAAGTAAAAAATAATCCTGATTCTGTAAACTTATATACAGTAGATAGAATTTCAAGATTGTCAAAAATCGATATTACACAAAGGGCAGAAGAAGAAAAAGTTCTGACACAAGAACTGGCTGAACAAAATCAACAATAATAAAACAAACAAAAGGAGGTCAAATGGGTACTTCTTTAAGTGAGGTGTACGATGTTTTTATGATGACCGTCACGGATTATCGTTTAATAGACCTCTTTAATACATCAGTTCCAGACTTTGAAAATTATTTACAGGCATGGTTAGATTTCTCAATTGTAGATTTTTACGTATGTGACCAAGATTTAAATTATGACAATACAACAAAAGAATTCTCTGCTGATTTAAGTAGAGATAATAAAGTTATATTGGCTACACTAATGATGAAATATTGGCTACAGAAAGCTGTAAACGACATCACACAATTTAATCTACATGTTACTGATAGAGACTTTAAAATCGCCTCTGAATCACAAAACTTGAGAGAAAAAGCAAACCATTTGAACCTAGTAAAAGAACAATGTTCTCAATTACTACAAGATTATGGTTACAGGAAAGTTGATTGGGATGATTGGTATGCTCAACAGTTTCAAGGAGTATAATTATGACCTATACTTATAAACATATACCAGCATCAATGTATGCAGGAGCAAAAAAAGGCATAAGTCCAAAGCAAGAATATATCGATTTATTCCAGCAAACTCTCAATGAACAATTTTACAATTCCTCAGACTGGTGGACAGTCAAAGAAGAAACAGGAATAGGTACTGAAATATATACAGACCAAGATGTTCGTATAACTCATGTTATAAATGCAGAAACTGGTTTAAAACTCGGAGACGATTGGAAAACAGTTTTGTTTCCCGACTTAAATCATCAGTTAGATTTGGGAAGACGCTATATATTCAATGATAGCACTTGGATAGTTATAAACACCGAAGTAATAAAAAATATAGCTGCAACTTGCACAATTAGAAGATGTAATAATACTCTAAGGTGGATTGATGAACCAACAGGTGTTTATTACGAAGAGCCTTGTGCTATCGAATATCTTGTCAAAGAACCGAGAGATTATATCACACAAGGTTCACCTTTCCCGACCCCGGGGGGATTTTTACATATCATACTTCAATTAAATGAGCGAAGTGGTAAAATAAATGAAAATCAAAGATTTTTGTTTGGAAATCCCGAACACTGGACATGTTATAAAGTAACAGGAACAGGTATAAATGATTTTACAAATGTTACAACTTATGATAACAATAGCGCACATATATTAACGTTAGATTTAATTGCTAATTTTGTTAATGATGAGCTAGACGATATTGTTAATGGAGTTTGTGATGTTTATACAAATGTTTATCATCTTACTTTAAGTAGTGGAAGTATATCTGGTTCTCCTACTGGTACAATGCAATTAAATGCAAATGTTATCTATAATGGGAATAGTGTTATAAGAGCAATAGATTGGGAAAGTTCTAATACAACAATTGCATCAGTTAGTGGAAGCAGTGGAAGCGCCCTTGTCACCTTTAATACGAATGGAGAATGTACAATAACAGCCTCTGTTCATGGGAATCCAGCAAGCGATACCTGTTGGGTAAATGTTAGTGCAAGCCCAACAATAAATAGTAATATATTAATTAGTCCAAGTACAAACTATATTTTAGAGGGGACAAGTAAAACATACTCTGTTTACTTATACGAAAATAGTGTTGTACAATCTGGTTCTTTCGTTATTACATGCAATGGTAGTAATGTTCCAGCTACTAGTTATACATTTACTCAAACTGATGGAAATCACTTTAAGATTACAAATGTATTAAAAGAGTTAACATCTTATCTAACAATACAATGTACAACTGGTTCTGTCCTACCTCCGGAAATATTTAATGTTTACCTACGTGGGGCATGGCAATTTGATACTCTATAAGGAGAAATATAATGCCAAATACACTAACACAAGATATTGGAATGATAGCATACAATGATTTTCAAAGATTCAACCAAATACCATATACTTGTATAAAATATATGATGGATAACAACGAATCAATTTGGAAATTACTAAAGTATACTAGCCCGGATGCATGGAATAAACCTAATCTTACACAAGAAGAAAAAGCAGTTTTAATATACGCAGGGCAGCAAGACAGTTCAAGATATAATGTTTTTATGGATGGGAAACAACCCGATGTTCTAGTTAATGAAACGACACTGATTAGAATTATGCCCCATTATGCTGTAGGATATAATAGGACAATTGGGGTTATAGAAGTAAGCATGGAAATATTTTCCCATTATAAAATAAATCATCTATCTAATTATACAACAAGAATCGATACAATTGCGGGAGAACTTCTTGCATTGTTCAATGGTACAGATATAGGTATATTAGGTCTAATGGCTATAGATAGAATGATTGACCAAAGTTCCCGTTTATTCCAAGCAGGTCAAATACCCTTTGGAGGCAAACAAATAATATTTTCTACTTACTCGGCATAAAAAAATGGATATCTCACATTATACTACCTATGATTTGCCCGTTCCATATAAGAATATAAAATTATATCCGGTAACGGTAAAAGACTATACGCTTTTTAATATTTACTCTCGGTGTTTAACTGTAGATAAAAATAGTATTCCAGACCCAAAAATAATCTCAATGACTTATTTGGAATATATTTTTAATATCACTGAAAAGAACCCAATAGATTATCCATATTTAATATGGTTTGATAGATTGTTAGCAATGTGTCTTAAAGAAGATGATACATTTGGAGAAATAGAAAAAAGCATAAAAAGATATAGATACGATGATAAAACAAAAAAACCATTTTTTCTTATTCAAAAAGAAAGATATACATCTGATGATTTTGAAAAAATAAAAGAAATAATAGCAGAACAAAATATGGTGGAATTAATAGACGAAAATGTTTCCAAAGAAGTAAGGGATTCTATGGAAAAAGCCAGAGAATTCAAAAGGAAAATATCTGGTACAAAAACTGCATCCATTGAAGATTATATCATTTCTCTTTCCATTTCAACTGGTTGGAGTCATAAATATATATATTCCATGACTATAAGAAAATTTATAAAAAGCATAAGAAGAATGGATAATCTTATACATTATAAAATCTATATGACAGCATCAATGTCGGGTATGGTCGAGTTTAAAGATAAATCGTTTATTAAACACTGGTTAACAGATTTAGATGACGATGAAAATAAATACGGAGATGTTACTGTGGACTTGCAAGAAATGCAAGACAAAGTATCATTTGAGAGTGCTAAAAAATAGCATTTATTAAAAAAAATTCAGGAGGTTTAAAATTATGGCGATAAAAAAGTTTTTGACAAGTGTTGCAGATGTCTATGGTTATGATAACGATGATAATCTGCTTTTCGTAGCAAAAACACTGCTAGATAGTTCTATTGAAGTTTCTCTAGGTTCAGCACCAGTTCGTGGTGGACGTGGTAATCAGTTGCTTTATACTTATTATCACACTGCGGAAATGAAGTTTAACTTAACAGAGGCTCAGTGGAACTTGGAATTAGTAGGAGCAACAGTAGGTACTACATATGAACTTGGTAATTATTATGTACAGGAAACAGTAACAATTGCAGCCAGTACTGGTTCTGTTACTGAAATACCGTTAGCTTTTACTGGTACTACTATATATGGTTGGGCAACTTCTCCTTTAGGTGTTACTCAGAGAATTACATTTAGCGGTTCGGTAGGAAGTTTTACCGTTACCGGGGCTGAGACAAGCGGAAACTGGTGTATTCGCTATTATACAGCAAATGTAAGTTCAGGAAAGAGCATCACTATCAAAGCAAGTATGATTCCACAAGTTTTGAAACTGGTTATGGAGACTCAATTAAATTCTGCGGATGTTACTACGAATAAGATTGGAATGGTACAAATCATTGTACCAAGAGCGCAGCTTTCGGGAGCTTTTACAATCTCCATGAAGGCAGACGGTGTATCTAATACTCCGCTTACAGGTACTGCTCTTGCTTATACACCTAGCGCTACTGGTGCAGACGCATGTACAGTTGATTCATACTATGCTACAATTACTGAAATCATCGATAATACAAACTGGTATGATAATCTTTTGTCATTATCTATTTCGGGAGGAGATATTACATTAAGTAAAGGCGAAAGTAAAACCCTTGTGGTTTATGCTATTCCTTATACCGGAAGCTCTTTCAAAGTTCCTAATTCATATATTTCCTTTGGAAGCAGTTCTGGTTGTGCAACCGTAGGAGCTAATACCGGAGTAGTTGTAGCAGGTTCAACAGCAGGTTCGGCTATTATTTCTGCTTCGGCTACATCGGCT